CCTAAATTCCAACACACTAAGGAGTGTCGTATTCCCTTGGTTACTGGTTTGACTCTATGCCAAACAAAAGATGGAAAGATAATCACACTACCTTTCTTTCTAATTTCTTCACATACTCTTGGCTGTGAGCCTTCGTCTGTGTTTCTAAAATCAAACTCTAAATCTCCGCCTTCATATTCATCAGGATCGGTTAAAGATACAGTCATGCTAAGTTTTCTATACTTACCATGTATGTTTTGATTTTCAGGATTGTTATAGGGTTCTTCGTAAGAGTCGCAATGCCAATCGTAAAACTGGTTTTTTTTGTATTCGGTAAATTGACAAGACTCTGACCAATCCCATTCAAAATTCCAACCAGCGTTAGCATTTGCTTGGTGTATGTAAGGTTGTATTTCTTTGTATATCCATCTATCTGACATCCATACAACATCAGACTTTCTTTTCTTTTGAATGTTTTTAAGTTCTAGTTTGGTTAGATTATTTTTATTAGCATTGCCTGTAATAGCAGTTTCTTTATCTTGCTCTTGACCATAACGAACTATATCATCACATATTCTTTCGGGTATAACGGACTGAAAGTACCAGTAATAATATTTTAGGTTCATCTTCTCTCTTTTAAGAGATTAGTATAAATTAGATGTATTTTAAAAGATAGGTTGTTGTTAGCTTGGCCAATCGTCAGCTTTAACTTGTCTAAACACTTGCCTTAAATCCCACATACTTGATGCTGTTTTAAAAGCTGGTTCTTTAATAATAACGACTCCTGATCCACCTGCTCCTGATGCTCCAGTTCCAGGTTGATTAGTTCCGCCACCACCGCCACCACCTTTATTGGTTGCTCCTGCAGTTCCATTTGTTCCTGCTGGTGTATATAAACCACCATTTCCGCCACCACCAGGACCGCCTTGTGGTTGTGGTATGCCTTGAGCAGCAGCACCACCGCCACCTGCGTAAGTTACATCTGATCCTGAATAAGTAGAAGGTGCACCATTTCCACCTGTTCCTACTCCTGATGCTCCTGGTGCTGATGGACTGGTTGCAGTTCCACCAATTTGACCTGCACTTCCTGCTCCACCTCCACCGCCTGAAACATTGCTTCCACCATTCATTCTATTACCACCAGGATTTCCTTGTGCTGGTGATGTAGGGGGTGTATTACCATTTGTGGGTGTAGATGAGTCGTTGTACTCGGGTAGCCATTGATTAGCTAATGCAGTTCCGCCACCCGAACCGCCTGTATTTCCTGCTCTTGGTCCTGGCGCACCACCACCTCCACCGCCTCCTGTCGAGGTAACACTACCAACTACGGAGTCAGCTCCATTTGTGCCAGGTGCGCCAGCAGGTCCTGCTCCAGCCCCACCTGCTCCTACTGTAACTGGTGTTGGTGAACCTGGGGATGAGATGCCTGTAACTTCTCTAAAACCACCTCCACCGCCTCCACCACCGACACCTACAGAAACATTTTCAACAGCACCGCCTCCGCCTCCAGCTATTACTAGAGCATCAAAGGTAGGTGTTGCGGGGTCAAATGTTCCGCTTGAATTAAATGTTGTTACTTGTGCAGCATTTGTTGTAACGGTTTGTGCTGATCCGATTAATCTAGGCATGTTAAGTTGTCCAAGTTCCTGCTTTTACATTATCGTAAAGAGCGTTCATATCCCATATTCCTGAGGCTAAGTAAGGTCCTGCTGCTTCTTTAATAATAACGACACCAGAGCCACCAGCATTGGCAGAATTACCACCGCCTTCACCACCGCCTCCACCACCTGTGTTTGCAGTTCCTGCGGCACCATTTGCTCCGCCACCACCTGAGCCACCAGCTCCACCAGCAGCACTAATATCTCCACCACCTCCTCCTCCGCCACCTCTTGTGACAGAAGAACCTGTGATTGAACTTGCTGTACCTGCTCCACCATTACCGCCTAGTGTATAGTTAGTACCATCTGTTGACCTACTATCGCCACCGACTGCACCTGCGCCACCGCCACCACCGCCACCGCAGAGTGCGTTAGCTCCACCGCCACCTCGGTTTCCACCAGTATTACCTTGTGATGGACTTACAGGAGGTGTATTTCCTGCACCACCACCTGAGCCATTCGCTTCACTATTTCTACCACCAACACCACCACCTGAACCACCAGAAGAGCCTACTGTTTGGAATCCTCCTCCTTGACCGCCACCTGCTGAAGTGATTGAAGAAAAAACTGAATTTGAACCAGCAGCACCAACAGCACCACCTCCTCCTACAGTAATTGAAATCCCTGTTGATGCTGAGACAGGAAAACCAGTAGCAGTTCTATATCCACCTGCTCCACCACCACCACCAACTGTAGTACCTCCACCAGCACCACCTGCAATAACCAAGTATTCAACTGTGGTTGCATAAGGTGAAGTTGTTAAAGTTCCACTAGAATTAAAAGTGGTTATAACTGCTGGTTGTTCAACTGGGGGGTTATCGACACCTACTACTCCGCCATTAGAATTAGCCATGGTTAGACCTCATTCCATTGCAGATTAGTAGCATCCCAGTCATAATTAGTTGAGTCCACTTTACCTGTCCATTTTTGATTATCTTCATCCCAAAATATTAAAACAATATTAGAGTCTATTTCTGTAACCTTTGGATAAGGAACTGGTGCTTGCCAGTCGTCATTATCATCTAACGACCAAGAAGAATAAGGTTGAGGAGATATAAATTTATTTTTAGTAGCATCATAGGTCATGCCTATGCCTGCGTATTGTTTACGAGCATTTCCATTGTAAGAAGTTTGTTTCCATTGGTTGCCACCACTTGCATGTGGAACGATTGTAGAAACAAATGTTTCAGCTGACGAAGAATAGTCTCCGCCATTAGCATTTACATCATCGTTGGATATTACTACTACTCGTAATACTTCGTTGCTGTTATTAAGTTCTGCAAAATGAGCCATATTTGTACTCCTTATGCGTCATCTAGTTCTTCGTAGTTAATGGTGTAAGTTAAGTCTGAGTTAGCACTTGCACCACCCTCTAAGATGTCTCCTTCTTCAAGATAGATACCTGAATTTTTATCTATCAATACTAAGGTAGCATCCGCAGGAACAGAAATAGTTGAAGCGAATAAAACTACTGAACCACCACTTTTAATAACACCCATTGTTACGGTTGCTGCGTTAGTGCCATCAATGTTCGCAACAATAATGCTATTAATTTTTATTAACTTGTCACTTGCACAAGTTAATAAATCAGTTGTTACTGTAGTTGTTAAAGCTCCATTTATACTGTTAGCGTATATCGAAGTTACATTTACTAAATTTGGATTTGCCATAATATTGTCCTAATTTTATCCGAAAACCAAAGCCATTGCTATAGCTTTACCTGTTGTTGCCGCTCCTGATCCACCTATATTAAGAGAAGATGCGACATTTAAATCTGTAAAAGCGTCTATCATAGCGCCGCCTGCTCCAGCTCCATCAGAATAAATTACAGATGTCATTCCAGTTGGAATGGTAACTGTAGCTCCTGAGCCTTGTTTAATAATAATACTTTGAGATCCGCTGGTAGCATTTTCTATAATCCATACTTTTGAAACCGTATTAGGCCCAATCGTAATAGTACAAGTTGAGTCTAAAGTTCCAGTATATTTTAAGAACATAGCTCGTCCAGCGTCTGCTGAACCGTCTGCTATTGTTGTTGTATGAGTGTCTGCGTTAGTTGTTATAGCTTCTGTTCCATAACCAAAAGCATCACCAATTAATTCTAAATTAGTGTTAGTAGAATCACCCCAAGTTCCGCTTTCGTCACCTGTTGCAATTTCTTTTAGTCTTAAATCGTTTGTATAAGCTGCCATCTTTTACCTCTGAGCATTTATTATGCCATCTTTAGTTGGTTATTGTATATTAAATTATGCGGCCACATCTGTCCAATTTGGAGTCTGAGATTCATCAATATCCTCCCATTTAAATACATGTCCTAACTCGCCTGTAGCTGACAATCCTGTAAGCGTGGCTGTTGCTGCTGCATTAACCGTTGGTTTAACAAATGGATCGCTTGAAACCATTTCAGTTAATTGAACATTAAAAACATTGACAGTTCTAGTTGTTGTTGTTCCTAAAGCACTTGTCGCTGCCAAACCTGAACTAATAATAATTGTTGCTTCTGCATCAACCAATACTGAAACATTACCTAAAGTAGCAACTAATGAATTAGGTATAGAAACAACAGCTTGAGCTTCTGGGGTAACTGTACCTAAAGCAGAAGTTCCAACCTGACTGGCTGGAGTGATGTTTGCTTTACCAGTTACACTAGCTATTGTGCCTAATGCTGAAGTGCTTGCTAGTCCTGATGGAGTAGCATTAGCATCTGCATTGATTGTTACTGAAACTGCGCCTAGTGTTGCATTTAAACTAGCTACTGATGCGACTGCTTTACCATTAACTCCAGGCGCACCTAAAGCTGATGTAGCGGCTAATCCAGTAAGAGTGATTGGTACAGCGCCTTCGCCCCACCCGAGTTGACCCCAAGTGCCTCTACCCCAACCGTTAATAAAAGCCATTTAAGGCTAGGCGATTCTTATAATCGCTGTAGAAGCTGCTGCTGCTGGGAATACAATAGTAAAGTCTCCAGCGGTAGATGTTTTATCGCCACCAAAGTCAATTGTTGCTACTGATTTGTTACTATCAGAGCTGTTATAAATCATACAACCTCTAGCAGTAATAGTAGCAGTACCAAAAGTTAAATCGGCAAAGTCTGTAAAAGCTGTTGTTCCAGAACTTGTTGGATTTACATTGGTTAAATTTGCTCCACCTGAAGTATAGTTAGTACCAGATGCTTGACCTGTAGTGGTAAAGGAAGTAGTGGTAGCCCCTAAAGTTGCTGAAGAAGTATATAAAGCAAGTTTAAAAGTATCAGCTCCGTTATCGAAGTCATGATTACCTTTTAAAAGCTCTACTTTAAAACTTGTTGTAAGTGTTGATGCAATTGCCATAATTATAGTTTCCTAATTAAATCAGAGGCTTCTTTTAAACCTGCCTTATCTAATTGATTATTAATTGTAATCCTATCAGATTTTATAGCATTTTGCATATAT